TAAATTATGAAATGGCTTGACAACTGGATATTGCAACGTGCCAAACGCATTAGAAATCGCAATGAAACAATATCATCAATAGATAGATTACAAACTGGTATTTCTATAAGTGAAGATCGGCCCAGCATTGGCAGCAGCCGACACAGAATGAACTTTGTTGTGTATCGTGCCAATGGCGGTGTACTGGTAGAGATCAACAGATACGACGAACGCAAAGACCAACATCACTGCGAACTGCACATTGTACATCCAGATGAAAATCTTGGTGATGCCTTGGGCAAGATTGTAACATTTGAAAGTTTGAAATCATGAACCAAGAACAACGTGAAGTGGTAGACCGAGTAATGCAACATGCACAAAGAAAAATTTGGGTCACGTTTCAAAAAGAAGGCATGCACAGATATCCTGCGGCTGCCACAGATCCCGCACTGGCCACAGGTGATGAATATGATGTTTCGTTTCTTGCTAATCCTCATCGTCACATCTTTCATTTCCGGGTGTGGGCTGATGTTGTACACAATGATCGCGACATTGAATTCATCCAATTCAAACGCTGGCTGGAAAACCTCTACCGAGACAACACCCTTCAACTAGACTACAAAAGTTGTGAGATGATGGCAGACGACCTATATATACAAATAGCAAGTCGCTATCCCAACCGAGCAGTGTGGATCGAAGTCTCTGAAGACGGAGAAAACGGTGCCCTGATCCGATACGAAATCACTAGACCTCTCAACAACATTGTCATCTAAGGAGAACAACATGGCAAGACCCACATTCAAACCCAACCCCAAAGTTACAGAGATTTTTGAAGACTTAGAAATATTCCAAGAGTTCTGTCAGGACTATGGATACCGCTATAACGAAGCGGATCTATACAATTTTAAAACTTATGCCTGGCAGCAGTTCAGCAAGTGGCATGCTGGCAAGTATGCCAAGAACATGTGGGATGAGGACACTCGTCGCTTTGCAGGCCACCGCACATGAGAAAGCATAGACTCCATCTATTGGTAGGCGATACTGGCACTTATCTTAGTAAATATGCATTGCAAAATGATTCAACTGCATATTTAATAACCCAGGAAAATGTATCAGACCCTCATGTCAATACTGTGTATACCAGTCTGGGGGACTTAGACGGAGTACAATCTTTTTTTCGGTTATTGATGTCTGCAACAGAAATAACTTACTTTCCACCAACTAACTGGAGTGATGGAAAAACAACTGAGGATCGATATTCATTGGCTTGGCTTACTGAACATTACCTTGGCATAGCAGCAAATCTAAATAATATTAAAATAAATGAAGTATTATCTGTTCCGATACATTTATCAGTCGAAGAACAGAGAAAAAGTAATGCTACTCAGTTATGGGTTGCTGGATGTAGTACTACTTTTGGAGCAGGGGTCGCTATTCATGAAAGATATGCCAATCTTTTATCTAACAAGTTAAATCTTCCTGTTAGTGTACTAGCTTATCCCGGAGCTTCAGTTTTATGGTCGGCTAGTCAAATTCTTCGATCTGACATACAAAAGGATGATGTTGTTGTATTTGGTGTAAGTACTTACCATAGAATTACTATGTTTAATTGCAAAAAAGTTTATCATGTGTATACCAAAAATTTAAAAGAAAATAGTGATAAATTTCCAGAATTGAATATTTTACAATTTGATTCTGATACTAGAATTTACGAGTGCATATCAGCAATAGAACAAGTCATTAATTTTTGTAACAAGGTCGGCGCAAAATTAATATTAGTCGGAATTCATGCTAATATAGAATTATCGTTGGCTATGTCAAAATATAAAAATTTTGTTTTTTATCATGGTAAATTTGGCACAGACTTTCAAGACGGGTGGCACGATCTTGGAAACGACAAACTGCATCCTGGACCAGAAACGCATAAAATATATGCTAATTTGGTTATTTCCAAGATAAATGAACTAGGTTTTATTAATTAATCTGTTATAATAGATGTTTAAGGAACATTAAATGAGAAAGCTGTACTACATGGGCTTGGAGTCGTATGAAGCAAGATACACTCTACAACTAACTGAATGGAATCGGCGTGTGTTTGAACGCCGTGGCCTGGATGTGGTCTACGTGCCCGGTACCACTATTGACAACACACAAAGCATCAGTGTTGGGCAAGTGCTGGATGCACATGGTCGCAGTTACTTTAGCATGAGCCAAATGATGAACTTGGTTCAGCTGATGAAGAATGGTGAAGTCACTGCGGAAGATGTCATCTACTTTGAAGACATGTTTCAACCGGGCATTGAGAGTTTGCCATACATCATGGACCAGATTCCCCCAGAACAGCGTCCTAGAATCTATGTACGCTGTTTGGCACAGGCCATTGACCCTGATGATTTTGTGCATGTGTGGGGCATGGCAGGCTGGATGAGCACATATGAGCGCATGGTTAACCAGTTTGTCACAGGCGTGTTGGCCACAAACGAAGAGATGGTTGCACACATGCGTATTGCCGGGTGGACTGCTCCAATCTACAACATCAGTGGACTTGCATTTGGCAAAGAGGAAGTGTTAGAACGCATTGGCGGCAGTGCCAACATCCGACCATTTGCAGATCGTCCGCGCCGTGTGGGCTTTGCCGCACGTTTTGATCAAGAAAAGCAACCTGGCTTCTTCATGGACCTTATTGAAATGTATGGCGAACTTACATCTGAGCCTTGTGAGTTTGCAATCTACTCAGGTGGCCCACTGCGTAGCAACAACCCAGAGTATGTGACACGTGCCAGGGCTATGGAAGCGGCCGGCAAGTTAAAAATCTACGACAACATCACCAAGAACGAATACTATGCTCATCTCAACAACACTAGAGTTTTGTTCAACTGTGCTCTCCAAGATTGGGTCAGCAATACAGTTAGTGAGGCTGACACTCTTGGTTGCAATGTGCTATATCCAGCATACCGGTCATTCCCCGAAACTTTTGCCAACGATCCCAACAGATTGTACGTTCCGTGGAGCATTGATGATGCATATCACAAGATGCAAAATCTCCTGCGAGAACCACATCACAACATGGGTCTCATATCTGACTGGAACAATGGCACTGTTGATCGTATTGTTGATATTCTCACTGGTGCGGGCGAGCATTGGAATAGGGCGGGTGCGAGATATCGTGACCACGTGGCTGAAGCCAAATACCATGTGACAAAGGTTGAATTGTGAATTCATACAATGAAGCTATCTTTAAAGAAAAATCTGGGCAGTATTGGGAAGAAAAAATACACACAGCATTTGGCAAACAGGTTGAATGTAGTTTTTCCTATACCAGTGAGTATATTATAGATAGTAATTTGACTCCGAGACATCGAGCAATGTTTAGTGTGTTCTATGCCGCTTCATTGTATTACTTGGAATTTTTGTTGGAAAAAACCCCCAAAGTTATAGTAGATATTGGATGTGGTGCCAATTTATTTAAAAAACTAATCCCCAATATACACGGAATAGATCCAACGCCAAATAATCATCTGGCAGACGAATTTGATTTTTTTGACTCTGATTTTAGCAAAGGGCACACAGATACCTACGAATCTGTATTTTCAATAAATGCAGTGCATTTTGTATCATTGATAGAGTTTGAAAAAAGAATTTTAGAATTTTATAATGTTGTCAAACCAGGTGGCAGGGGTTTTATAACTTTTAATGCAATGAGAATGGTAGAAAACACTAGCGCACAAGATCTTCAGACATTGTTTTCTTCTAATTCGCCAACTCCGGAACAATTGACACAATATGTAAAAACCGTTTTGAATAATCTAACAATAAATTTTTTACTGGTAGAAGTACTAATAAATGATTGTGTTGATGAAATTATCAATGGAAATATAAGATTAATTTTTGAAAAATGAAAAAAATCACAGTGATAACAGGTGTTTCGGGCTACATTGGTGGCCAAACTGCATTGATGCTAAAAGATGCAGGAGAACGTGTGATTGGTATTGATCGCCGGCCCTTGCCCTTACACCTTACTGGTGTGTGTGATAGATTTATACAGGAAGATTTTGCCAGCACACATGCACTCAGTGCCATTGTACTAGAACGACCTGATGCTGTGGTACACTGTGCTGGCACCAGTCTTGTTGGACCTAGCATAGCCAATCCTGCTGAGTACTACGAAAACAATGTGGTCAAAACTTTTGAATTATTGACACTGATTCGAAAAGCACTGCCAAAAACCAAGTTTGTGTACTCAAGCAGTGCAGCCACCTATGGTGAGCCTGTGATGCTACCCATACACGAAGTTGATCCAGCTGAGCCCGTGTCACCATATGGACAAAGCAAACTCATGGTGGACATGATGCTGGAATCATACCATCGTGCCTATGGCCTCAATTATGTGAGTTTTCGTTACTTCAATGCCTGCGGTGCTGATCCTCAGGCACGGCATGGACAAGAACCCGGTGCCACACACATCATTGCCAGAGTACTGGAAGCCATTAGAGATGATGCGGAATTCACACTGAATGGTGTAGACTTTCCAACTCCAGATGGCTCTTGTGTTCGTGATTATGTGCATGTGAATGACATAGCACGAGCACACAGTCTAGCAATCTATCATGATGTTCCCCCAGGAGTATACAACCTGGGCAGCAACAACGGCGTCAGCAATCGAGAAATCATTGCCGCTGCTGAACGTGTGACTGGAAAGAAATTAAAAGTTGTTATGGGTGCAGCCAGACCAGGAGATCCGCCGCAGCTTACAGCCAGTGCTGCCAAATTTGGCTTGGTAGCAGGTGCTTGGCTCCATTACACCTTGGATGACATGATTCAGCATGCCTGGGCATGGTATTCTAGATGACCGAACTTGACCGGTTGTTGTATGTCATGGCCAAGTTGGCCGATTCAGATATTAGCATTGATCAAGGAAGAGTTTATAATATTGGTGATAAAACAATTTTTTATTTTAGTTTTTTTCCATATCCTTCCGATGATGCAGGGTATTCATCTAAGGAAATTTTAAAACAACTATCAGAATTAAAAAAATATTCATTGGTAATTGCGGATTTCAGCAAAGAACGAATGGGGCATTACCCCCTTTACAATGTGTTTGAACAATTGGAGATAAATTTTGTTATGTTAACTCATGACATTACTCAGCACAAATCTCGCCCAAAATTGCTATACCGCCCTGCACATTATCATTTAGTCAAGTATCAATTTCAAAAACCGACAACTACCCACCTGCGTAAAAAATATAAACTATCATGCTTAAATGGTACCTTGAGGTGGCACAGAGTTTACAATTATTTGTTACTGAAATCACGTGCTGATTTTGATGACTATTTGTGTACTTTGCACTCTCAACCAGAATTAGATGATCCACATGAAATGCAAATGCGCACAGACTTACCTGATGAGATTGCGCAACAGTGGGAATCAATTAAACATCAATTACCAAATCGAGATCAGTTAGATCAAGAAAATAAAATTAGAGCCGATTGGGATATCACCCATCCAGCATGCACCGACAGTTACATTCACTTGGTTACTGAGACTGATATGTCAAATACATTTGTCACTGAAAAAACCTGGAAGCCTGTGGCCAGCGCACAATTATTTCTAATTGTAGGACATCGAAATGCTGTGGCACACCTAAGAAGCTCGGGCGTAGATACATTCGATGACATTGTTAATCATGCCCACTACGATAATGAGCCTGATTGGCAGATACGTATAAAAAAAATACACCAAGTGCTTGACAAATTGTTATCACAAGATCTTGAATCCATATATAAAGATACTGAACAACGTAGAACATCTAATAGTAAAAAATTTTTCAATGGTGAATTTGGTACTGAATATCAAAATAATCTTGTAACATGTATAACCACGCTGAAATAGCACATTGGATGCAGAATCAAAATACAATGAAGATTATACCTGCTCAGGTAGACATTGATCTGACCAATGTGTGCAATCAAGATTGTTATTATTGTAATTCAGCTGAGTTTCGTCGTGCGTACCCTGTGCAAAAAAAGTATACAGAATACATTGCCCTATTAGATCAACTGGTCTCTTGGCGAGAACACAGTCCACGCAGTTATGGAAGTCTGCATACTATTACCTATCCCGGCGGTGGAGAGCCAACTGTATTAACCAACTATGAAAGTGTAATTGAACACACTATTGATCTGGGGTTTTTAACCAGTATTACTACCAATGGCAGCAACTTGAATTGTTTGCTTGACAATGTGTCGATTGACAAATTGCGTAAAATTTCCTGGATTGGAATAGACATAGATTCTGGTACCAAGGACTTGTATGAAACCATTCGGCGCAGTCTTACACGAGAAAGTTTGTTTGATCAAGTGATTGAAAATGCACAAAACTTGATCAATGTAGGAGTTAACGTAGACTTCAAATGTTTGCTCAATCCCTTGAATGACAACGTTGAAGCCATGAATGATTTATTTGTGTTGGTTAAACGTGTAGGCGGTCGTAAAATTTATTTTCGTCCAGTTATTGTCAACAACCAGGCATATTTGATCACTGAAGAAACTATTGCGTTGATAGCCAAGTTAAGTGATCAATATCAGGTTCCATATCATGTTAACACAAATAAAACACTACCACGCAATTACAAAAAATGCCATCAGATGTTTCAATTCCCAGTGTTTTGTGCTGACGGTAAAGTGTATGTGTGTTGTGAGGGCAAAGGCAATCCACAATTTGAACTTGCAAATTGGGATACAGGAGACTTTAGAGATTCGTGGTTGAACACCCGACACTATGAAATTTATCATCGCACAAGAGTTGAGTTTTGTCAACCATGTCGACCTAACATCAGCAACATTCAAATACAAAAAGCACTGGATAATCCAGAAACTTTGGAGACGTTGTTTGTATGACACTATGGGTGTTTGGTGATAGTCTAAGTTTGCCATTTGACCTTGACAATGACCATCAAGGTTGGCCATCATTGTTGGGTAACAGACTTGGTGCCGATGTAAAAAACTTTGCAGCATCAGCGGCTGATAATTTCTTTATATACTCATGTTACTTAGAAAATAAGAAATACATTCAATCCCAAGACTTGTGTGTTGTGGGATGGAGTCACCCTTCAAGAAAATCGTTTGTTTTTGACCAAAATAATACCAAACATGTTGATGCTATTGGCACGGGGCATGTGTACACAACACCTACTCAAAAATTTTTTAGAAATAAAAATTTTAAAAACATTACAAAAAATTATTGGGTACCACAATCAAAACCTGTACCTAGTGGTAAAGAATTTTATGACACATGGTTTGAAAATTACTATTCTGAGTACGAGCAAATGTACAATTTACAAAGTTATCATGACAGTGTAAAATATACATGTCCAGCCAAGTGCATTGCTTTCTTTTTGAGTAAGGAAAGCGTTGCTGGCCTAACATTAAATAGTAGCAATTTTGCGTTAGATTTCATAATTGAACGTCAATTAAACATCAGCAATACAAACTTACATTTTAATTCAGCAGGACATGTTGCTTGGGCTGATCATTTGTACAATCAACTATGACTATTATTTTTCCTGTGATTGAATTGGTAGACCGATACAGTATTGCCAAATTAAAATTTGACAAGACTGGATCTAATGCTGCCGAATTAGAATTCTATAAAACTCAACTGGATCAATTCGATACTGAATCTATTACTTTTGATTTGCTTCACTTGTATGACATACATTCAGAAATATGGTCACTGGAAGCAGACCTCAAAAGAGGGACAGAAGCAAATTTATCATTAGAAGAAATAGGCCGACGTGCTATTAAAATACGCGACTGGAACAACCGGCGTGTTGCATTGAAAAACTCCATGGCCGAAAAACTTGGTTGCAATATAAGAGAAGTTAAAAAGGACCATTTAAGTCAATGAGCTTTGATACCATATTAAAATTTGAAACTGCACTGGCTGAATTCACAGGTGCACCACGTGCAATCATGACTGATTGTTGCACTCATGCCATTGAACTGTGTTTGCGATATGATCAGATTCGAGAGTGTACATTTACACCGTACACTTACTTGAGTATACCGATGCTCATGCACAAGCTGGGCATTAGATATCAATATCTGGACCATGAATGGCAACGTTGGGTAGGAGAGTATCAAATTCTTAAAACACGCATTTGGGATAGTGCTCGTAGGCTAGAATCCAACATGTATCGTGCTGGACAAATGCAATGCGTGAGCTTTGGACATGACAAACCTTTGGCCATCGGTCGTGGTGGTGCCATATTGTTGGATGATGAGGCTGCATACCAAACCTTATTGCGCATGCGATATGACGGGCGTGATCTAATTGTAAGCCCTTGGGTAGCACAGCAAGAATTCCGCGTGGGCTATCATTACCGACCTACCATTGAAGAAGCTGAACGTGGACTAGAACTGTTGAGAGATTACATCAGTCAACCGCCACGTGCGGTTGTTTATCCAGATTGCAGACAAATACGCATTGTTGAATGAGTTGCATAATTCGTAATAGGCCAGGTATGTTGCATTACGGTGCTTCGCATTTCCAGACGGAAAAAATGCATACACCGGATTATTGTGCAAGCCAAATTGTGAAGGATTGCACTCGCAGTGGTATCACTGTTGAAGAGTTTGCTCAAAGCAAAATTATACTGTCATTCCTGGATGAGGGATTTGGGCCAGACGACATCGAGCCATTGACTGATATACTATTGCAAACACATCCAGACCGATTCATGGTGTTGTTCAATGCACACATAAATGTTGATCAATTGCGTTATCCTGCAGTTTGTTTCACTACATGGTTGATCAATCGCAGTGAGTACCGGTTAGATCAACTTGACTACAACTTTGACATTGCTCTTGATCGCAAGTTTTTATGTTTGTTACGCAGGCCCACACTGAACCGAGCCCGACTTGCACGTTTCTTTTTGGACAACATCGGACTAGACACAGTTAGATTGAGTTTTGGCAGTGGTGTCCAAGGCGGGCTTGATCAGTATTGTGACGTAGTAGGTGTAGATTTGCCATTGTTAGTAGACGGTGTGTTGACAGATCGAGTGCGAGAGTTTGATATCAGCAATTTCCAATTTCATTCTTGTTTGTTCAATATCGCAGCTGAAACCAGTAGTCAAACTGAATACTGCGGCAATACGAGACAATGGCGCAGTGTGTTTCTTACTGAAAAGACTTGGAAGGCCATAATGCAACGTCAGATTCCCATATGGTATGGTGTGCCAGGATTGGTCAAACATGTCAGGGAATTGGGGTTTGATACGTTTGATGACATACTTGGTGGTCACCAATATGATGCCATACTGGATGAAACCCAAAGACATCAATCCGTATTTGATCTAATCAGCCAACTCAATGATCAATACAGTTTGGCAGATTGTCAAGCACTGCGTCAACAACTGCAACCAAGATTAGCAGCCAACTTTGAACTGCTGCATGAGTACTTTCGAACAAACAGACGACAGGTTTTCAATGCTATATTAGAGTTTGATTATTCAACCACTTGACTGCAAGATCTAAATAGTGTACAATCACACACTGGAGTAACAATGCAAGAAAAGAATCTATCACAAGTACTTAGAGAACAAATGACTGCCCGAGGCCGCCGCTTCTGGGCCGGCGACAACATCAGCGATTATATGAGTGATGCCATCAAAGAAAAACTCATTGACGAAGCCACTGTGGCTTTTGAGGGTGTGTTGGATGCACTGCTGATTGATAGAGAAAACGATCCTAACTCAAAGGGCACAGCAAGACGTCTTGCTAAAATGTATTTCAACGAAATAATGGCAGGAAGATATGAACCAGCACCAGATTGCACAGCGTTTCCAAATGATTCAGCAGACCGTTACGAAGGCATGCTCGTGGTTCGCAGTGAACTTCGTAGTATGTGTAGTCATCATCACCAACCCGTTGCTGGGGTTGCTTATATTGGCATTATTGCGGCAGAGAAACTGATTGGTCTTAGTAAGTACACCCGCATTGCACAATGGTGTGCCCGTCGTGGTACACTACAGGAAGAACTGTGCATTGACATAGCCAATGAGATCATGGCAGCAACTGCATCCAAAGATGTGGGCGTTTACATTCAAGCAGTGCATGGATGCTGTGAGAATCGCGGCATCATGGCACACTCCAGCCTAACACAAACCACTGTGTTGCGTGGTGCGTTCAAAGACGATGACAGTGTGAAAAAAGAGTTCATGGACAATATCAAGCTACAACAGGAGTTTGCACCAAGATGATTATCACAAACATCACAGGCGAGATTCGACTGCCTTGGGAACCAGGGTTGTTGGAGTGGTTGCAGGAACACTATCCTGCTAGCCAATATAGAGTGGTAGAATTAACTTAAAGGAAAAGTCATGGCAAAATTAACCAAACTAAGCAAAGTAAATGAATCAATCACCATCAATCGTTACGACAACGGTTTCATGGTGGAAGTGGGCGGACGTGATGACGAAAACGATTGGAAAAGTGCCAAGATTCTTTGTAACACAGAAGCAGAAATGCTTGACGTGGTCAAAGAGTGGAACTCAATGGAAATTGATACTTAAGGAGACGTTATGTTTGGCGCAAACTACAATGACAACGATGTTATAAACTATCGTTCAGCAGAAGAAATTAATTCGGCCATGGGTCGTGTGTATGGACACATGAGCTTGGCTGTTCTGGTCAGTATGCTGATCAGTTATTGGATTGGTACCACACCAGAACTGTTGCAATTCTTTTTCACTGGCGTGTTGAAATGGATTGTGATCTTTGCACCCTTGGCAGCCATATTTGGTGTGAGTTATGTGTTGGCCAATAACCCTACAAAATCCACAGCACAGTTGTGCTTACACGGATTTGCTGCCTTGATGGGCTTGAGTTTTAGCATGATCTTTGCAGTGTTTACCATGGGATCAATTGTGAGTGCATTCATGGGCGCAGCCATTTTGTTTGGTGTGATGAGTGGCTATGGCTATTTTACCCGACGCAGCCTTGACAGTGTGGGCCGGTTCATGTTTGTGGGCTTGATCGCCATCATCATTGCCAGCATTGTGAACATCTTTATTGGATCAACTGTAATGCAAATGGTTATCAGTGCATTGGCTATCATAATCTTCCTGGGACTTACTGCCTATGACACACAAAAGATTCGCGAAGAACTCAGTGTGGAGACCAGTGACAGTGCAGAAGTACGTGGTGCATTGACCTTGTACATGGACTTTATCAACTTGTTTTTGAATCTACTACAATTGTTTGGTGGTAGAAAGGAGTAATCATGGCAACGTGGGAACTATCAACTGAATACAAAAAGAACGCCATCGAAGTACAACTGTGGTACAAGAATGGCGTTACCATCAAGAAAATTGAAGGCTATCGTTGGGGCACTTTCTACTGTGAAAGCGACGAGCAGCCCGACATTGACTTGCGCAACCCAGACGGCTATGAACTAGCAGACTATGACTGGGAACTGGACAGCTTGGATGATGGTTGCTGGGGCAATTGGGAATACCCAGATTCTGTGTCAGCAGAGGAACGTGAACAGATTGAAGCAGCCTGGGACGAAAACTGGTACGAAGGCATGGAAGAACTGGGCTGGTCAAACGATGATACCGAGTACCATTTTCAAGGTCCGCTGAAGTTGGTGAACCGAGACACCGGTGAAGAGTTCTCGGTGTTGGATGCCGATGGCAATGTCATTCCTGAACCAGAATGGGATCCGGCTGTAGAACTTGACAAACTTGAACCACCACTGACTGAATGGTTCCCATCAGATGTTAATCCTGTGCGTGAAGGTCGCTACCAAATTACCGACGACAAAATTCCACACTGGCCATTTCCAACTTATGCAGACTGGGACGGGCAAAAGTGGAGTGAGGACAGTATTCAACAGTGGCGCGGACTTGCTGAGGATCCCAATAAGTGATCAAGTACGAAACATTAGAACAGGCACAACAAGCAAAAGTTGCACCCTGGGACCTAGCAGTCAACCACTTGACTGACTTTCATGTTGCAGTGTTTCGTGATAGATATCCTGTCACTCGTGGACATTTGTTGTTTGTGCCCAAACACAATACAGATGCTGTGATCCAAGACTGTTTTGAAACAGCCATGCGTGAAGGTCGTAGAATGGTCGATGCTGGTGAATGTGACGCATTCAACATAGGTATCAACATGGGCACAGCCGCTGGACAAACTGTGATGTATCCACATGTGCATTTGATTCCCAGACGATCAGGCGACTGTGCTGATCCTGTGGGTGGCGTTCGCGGAGTGATCTTTGGACAGGCCAACTATAAAGCTGGTGGCTATCAACAACCAACATAAGTACAATTCAGCGGCCTTTGAGCATCATCCCGCTATACAAATTCTGCTGCCTATGCTAAAATTAACATAGGAGATAAAGCATGTCACAAGATCAATACGAAGTAGGTCACCGTTGGATGTCAGCAAGACAATACAAATACACCAGTACAAAAGAGTACCACGATGCATTTCCATGTGCATATCGTCAGTGGCGGGCAGACAGTCATTGCAATTTGATTCACGGCTATTCATTTTCAATGAAGTTCTACTTTGGAACAGACAACTTGGACGCACGTAACTGGGCTGCTGATTATGGCGGTCTCAAAGAACTCAAGTCAGTGTTGGAAAGCCAATTTGATCATACCCTGCTGGTGGCAGAAGACGATCCTGAACTGGAGTTCTACCAGGAAATGCAACGCCGTAATCTTGCTAAATTAACCATCCTGCCTAAATTGGGCTGTGAAGGATTGGCAGATCAATTGTACCGGTATGTCAACGGTGTTTACATTCCTGACATGTGGGGTGCTGGAGAAGCCGAACGTCTTTGGTGCTATCGTGTAGAAGTACGTGAGACACAGGCTAACATGGCTTTCCGCGAAGGTCATAGAGAATGGAATGAGGACTTGTTTGCATGACACCTGAGTATGATATTGCCATGTTATTGGCCACTCGAGGCCGCACCGAAAGCCTTGGTCGCAGTGTTCGCAGCCTGATCAAATTTGCAGATCATCCAGAACGTTTGCAGTTGATGTTTGCGTTTGACGACGATGATACGGCAGGCACTGAATACTTCAAGACGGAACTACAACCGTGGTTGGACGAACAAGAACTCACGTACACTGCCATGCAGTTTGAACGTCAAGGCTATCATAGGCTGCACATCTACAACAACAAGATGGCTGAACACACAGATGCTCGCTGGCTAATGATCTGGAACGATGATGCTGTGATGGAAACACAAGGTTGGGACACAGAGATCATGAACCGTGAAGGTCAGTTCAAACTGCTGGCATTTCATACTCACCTGGATCATCCCTACAGTATCTTCCCTATCCTGCCACGTAAATGGTATGAACTGCTGGGTTATATCTCACCGCATTCAGTACAAGATGGCTGGCTCAGTCAACAGGCCTACATGCTGGATATCTGGGAACGCATACCTGTTTGGGTGTTGCATGACCGTGCTGACATCACAGGCAACAACAATGATGACACATTCCGTGAACGTGCATCACTAGAAGGACGCCCATTTGACGAAGCAGATTTTCACAGTCGAACACAAATTGAATTAAGGCATCAAGACTGTGCTAAGTTGGCCACATACATGCACAATCAAGGTATTAGCACTGAATTCTTTCAAAACATTTTTAAAGGCACACAGGATCCTTGGGAAAAACTAGCCCAGAATGATGTCAATAAGCAAATGGTACAATTTGACAATCCGCACCGGCACTTTGCTAAATGACTTAAATACAGGATGACATATAAAATAGCCTTTGTTCAGCCCAACTTTCAACAAGGGCCAAAAGAATTCAACGCATACTACTTGCCTTATTCAGCAGGTGTAGTATGGAGTTATTCACTGCAGGATCCCTGGGTGCGTGATAATTTTTCAGTGACTGAGTGGATATGGCGTAGAGATGCGTTAGAACCGTTGGCACAACGATTGGCGCAAAACAACATGGTCACGTTCAGTACATACGTGTGGAATCATCGCTACAATTATGCGCTGGCTCGACGTATCAAGGAAATCAATCCCGGTGTGTTGACAGTGTTTGGTGGTCCCGAAGTAGCCATCACAGATCCTGATCTTTTTGTCAAAGAACCATTCATGGATCTGGTTATCTGTTATGAAGGCGAAATAACATTCAAGCGAGTGTTAGAACATTTTGAACAAGGCGACTGGGAGTCAGTGCCTGGACTGTTGATCAATCGCAACGGTGTTGCTGTAAAAACACAAGATGCCGAACGCATTGATACCTTGGACCAGGTACCCAGTCCGTATTTGTCGGGCATATTTGATCAAATGATTGCAGACCATCCCGAAGTGACCTGGCAAGGTACTTTGGAAACCAATCGTGGTTGTCCTTATGCTTGCACCTTTTGCGACTGGGGTAGTTTGACCTACAACAAGGTTAAGAAATTTGAACTGGAACGTGTGTTTGCTGAACTAGAATGGATGGCTCGCCGCAACTTTGATTGGATCTCAATCACTGATGCCAACTTTGGTATGTATCCTGAACGTGATGGCATGATAGCTGACAAAATTATTGAGATGCAGGAAAAGTTTGGCTCACCAAGAACATTCAGTGTAGCATGGGCCAAGAACCAAAAGAAAGAAGTGATCGACATTGTGAAAAAACTGTTGGATGCTCGGGGGTTTAACCAAGGTCTCACACTGAGTGTACAGAGTCTGGACCATGATGTGTTGGAAAACATTCGTCGCAAGAACATGGAAATGAACAAACTCAACGAAGTGTTTGAGCTGTGTGACCAACGCAATATTCCTGCATACACAGAATTGATCCTGGGCCTGCCTGGCGAAACACTTGAGACATGGAAGAAAAACTTCTATGCCTTGTACGAATTGAATCAGCACACTGGCATCACAACATTCCAAGCACAGTTGTTGGAAAATGCTGAAATGAACCTGTTGCAGAAAAAACTGTTCAAGATCACCAGCCAACCTGTGACAGATTACTTTGCTGGCAGCTATAGTGTGGAACACATTGAAGAAAGCATTGACGTTATCACAGGCACCAAGGACATGCCCACTCCAGTGATGTTGGATGCACAGATCTTTAGTTGGTTCCAGACCACGTTTCATATCAACGGCTTTGCCACCTTGGTTGCACGTTTTATCCACAAGTATCTAGGTATTAGTTACAACGACTACTACGAAGAATTGTTTGCACACTTTATGACCAATGACTGGGTAAAGAAAGAAGAAGCAGAAGCTCGTATGTATTTCAACAACTGGATGATGACTGGCCGTATCAATCATCCCAAGATTGGCGTAGAAATTCATGGCTGGAACATTATACATCGCACGTCCATGAACATGCACCAGGAAAATCAAGTTGAGCAACTGTATGATCATCTGGAACAGTTCCTAGAACGTTACAACTTGCCGGCCAATCTACTGGCTAGCTTGATGAAACTGCAGAGAAGTTACTATATCAAATATGATGATAGAAATCAATATCCCATGAACCTGGAGTTGGACTTCAACATCTGGGAATATTTAAGTTTCAATCGACCACTAACAGAAAATAAAACTGTGTACCGCTTGGACTTTCCTGAGGACAAGACCATGAGTTTCAATAGATTCTTGGAGTTGTTTTACTTTGCAAGGCGTAGAAACTTTGGTAAAGCCACAGTGGATCGCGTCAGTGGCGGAGACTCCAAAGGTGCACGCCGAGGTGCAGGTGCTGCCAAAGCACAAGGCAGTTTTTCAGTAAAGAAAAAACAACTAGTGGCGTGATGTCAAGACTGTTTGCATTTGGATGCAGTTTTACCAACTATCGTTGGAGTACTTGGGCAGATTGTTTGGCACCAGAGTTTGACTACTTTGAAAATTGGGGCCAAGCCGGTGGTGGCAATCACTACATCTTCAACAGTGTGATGGAGGCAGATCAGCGGCATCAGTTTGGTGCTGGCGACACTGTTATAGTATGCTGGACAGATTTCAACCGAGATGATCGTTATGTTTCAGGGCGTTGGCATACCCTGGGCAATATTTTCAACTGCCCTATATACGAACCTAAGTATCTAAAGGATCATTATGATGAACGAGGGTATTTGATCAGAGACTTGGCATACATCAAGGCAGTAAAAACACTTTTGGAAAATCGCCCGGGGCTGACCTGGCGTTTTCTCAGCATGGTAGAACTCATGGCACGACCTGCACCTGATGATGACGTCAGTTTGCACAGAGATGCCATGCGATTGTACAGCAATGTATTAGACAGTATATTACCAGGCTATGATAAAACTGTGTTCGTAAACAACTGGCCCAAGCCTGGCGCAGATCCACACCCCAGTCCTGAAGAGCATTTGGCCTATTTGGATGCAGTATTACCAGGTTGGGTGACAAAAACAGAAACTCGTGTTAAAATGCATGAACAAAGTATTAATCTAAATAAAGATCCTAAGAAGACAGGAATGACAAAGGTAACAAGACTATGAAACTCAAAGTATCAGAATTATTTTATTCAGCACAAGGCGAAGGACGCTATGTTGGTGTGCCCAGTGTATTTTTACGCATGTTTGGTTGTAACTTTACCTGTTCAGGGTTTGGTTGCAAACCAGGAGAGCGGAGCACGGAAGCAGATGAAGTGGCCAAGACTGTGGAATTGTACAAAACATTTGAAGAACTGCCATTGGTGAACACAGGCTGTGACAGTTATGCGTCATGGCATCCTGACTTCAAACACTTGAGTCCCACATACACAGTGGAAGAACTTGTGGACAAAATGACAGCACTGTTACCCAATGGCAACTGGCTGCAACCCAATGGCAATCCTGTGCATTTGGTTATTACCGGAGGCGAGCCGCTGTTAGGTTGGCAACGTGCCTATCCCGAACTGTTGGATGTGTTACACGAACGTGGACTGCGACACATCACATTCGAAACCAATGGTACTCAGGACTTGAGTCGAGACTTTAAAGATTACTTGCGCAACTGGTTTGGTGAGATTACCTTTAGTGTTAGCCCTAAACTATCAGTGTCAGGTGAGTCATGGGAGGATGCCATCAAGCCTGACGTGGTCTGGGACTATGAAACATATGGTGTGACCTATCTCAAGTTTGTTGTGGAAAAGATCTCAGACTTTGATGAACTGGATCGGGCGGTGGATGAATATCGCTTGCGTGAATTTGGTGGCCCTGTGTTTGTGATGCCTGTGGGCGGTGTTGTTTCGGTATATGATGGCAACAGGATCAATGTTGCTGACGAAGCACTCAAACGTGGCTACTGGTACAGTCCACGATTACACGTTGACCTTTGGGGCAACGGGTGGGGTAAATGATACTAGATGGAGCATTTGAAATGTGGGATTGGTTAACAAAAAAGAAAACGCCTCCTATTAAAGAGGAAAAAGAAAAAGTTATCCGTGTGCCCAAGGCACCTGAAAAGTCTGCCAAGCAAAAGGCCACAGAAAACAACGAGCCGTATGTGGCTATTGTGACCATGGACATTGATCCCAACAACTTGCACCAAGGTGCATTTGAATTGGACTGGAATGAAATATTCATTGCTCGCCTGGTCAAGGCCGGCTACATGATGAAGCCCACAGACGCAGACTCAGACATTGTGGATCGTTGGTTCCAAAATGTCTGCAGACACGTTGTGATGGAAACATGGGAACAGGACCAAGCCATGCGCAACTCAGTAAGTGGTTATGTACACACTCGAGACATTGGCGACGGACGCACGGAGATCAGTTAAATGATTTTTAATCACATCAAAGAACTCAAAGCCCAGGGCAAAAAGATTGGTATCACTTTCAGCACATTTGACATGCTACACGCTGGTCATATTGCCATGCTGAGTGAGGCTCGAAATCATTGCGACTATTTGATCTGTGGCCTGCAAACTGACCCCACTATTGACAGACCTGAAACCAAAAACTCGCCAATACAAAGCATTGTGGAACGACAGATCCAACTTGCGGCTTGTCGTTATGTGGATGAAGTTGTGGTTTACCAAACTGAACAAGACTTGGTGGACTTGTTGTTGATCCTGCCTTTGGATGTTCGTATCCTTGGTGTGGAATACGAAGAGAAGAATTTCTCCGGCAGGGACGAATGCTATGATCGCGGTATTGATATTGTATTCAACGGTCGTGATCATTCTTTCTCCAGTAGCAGCCTGCGCAGACGTGTGGTGGCAGCGGAAAGTCACAAAATACTGTCTACTCCATGATCTTGTACGCCAATGGTTGCAGTCACACTGCGGCCGCAGAAGCAGTGGTACCTAATTGTTTTGCAAAGGATGATGGCCGGGCAGGAATAGATCGCCGTCCGCATCCTGCAAATCTAGCGGCCAGTTGGTGTACTCAACTTGCTGAACAACTGGGCGCAGATCTAGTATGTGATGCAGAATCTGGGTCCAGCAATGATCGTATATTACGCACCACTCGGCAATGGCTGAATTCACAAACTGATTTATCTAACACCGTTGTTGTAATACAATGGACAACCTGGGAACGAGAAGAGTGGTTGCACAATGGAACTTGGTATCAAGTCAACGCATCTGGTACAGACTGGGTTCCAACAGATTTGCACTTGCGTTACAAGGAATATGTGACCAATCATGACTATTGGGCAAAGACTCAAGAATGGTACAAAAAAATCTGGGACTTGCATGTTGAACTGCTAGACCGAAAAATAACACATTTGTTTTACAATGGCTGGAGCACATTCAGTGATATCCCCAACAAACGAGATTTTGGTAAAAACTACATTGGTCCATATGATCGTGAATTGAGTTATAACTCTGTGTTGATCAGCAACGGTTTTGAGTGGGTCACCCCAAATTCATACCATTTTGATGCCAAAGGCCATTGCTTTTGGGCCAACTATGTGTTACAATACATCAAGCAAAACAACTTGGTGAACACAAATGCGCTATCTACTGATTGATACTTCCAACATGTTTTTCCGTGCGCGACACCATGCGCACCGTGCCGCAGACACATGGACCAAACTGGGTTTTGCCCTGCACTTAACGTTAATGAGTGCAAACAAAGTGGCACGTGATTTGGGCGCTGATCATGTGGTATTCGCACTGGAAGGTCGTAGCTGGCGCAAAGATCACTACAAGCCCTACAAAGCCAATCGTGCCGTGGCACGTGGGCAAATGAGCGAGTCAGAAGCAGAAGAGGACAAGCTGTTCTGGGAAACCTATGATGAGCTGACTAAATACTTGTCTACAAAAACCAATTGTAGTGTTGTTCGTTGTGCCACAGCAGAAGCAGATGACATCATTGCACGTTGGATTGCTTTACACCCCCAAGACGAACACGTTATTGTCAGTTCAGATTCTGACTTTGTGCAGTTGATTGCACCCAATGTAAAATTGTACAATGGTATCAACGATCACTTGTTCAGTGTTGCTGGTGTTACAGACGCAAAAGGCAAAAACTTGGCATTCACTATTGAAAGCAACAGCAAGATCAAGGTTGGCAAAGCCGACGCTAATTTTGTACCACCTCTTGATTATCAGAAATGGGTGTTGTTCTTGAAGTGCATGCGAGGCGACCCCGGTGACAATGTGTTCTCAGCCTATCCTGGTGTGAGAGTAAAAGGCACAAAGAATCAAGTGGGACTGACGGAAGCATTTGAAGATCGTGACCGTCGTGGCTATGCATGGAACAATCTCATGTTGCAACGTTGGATGGATCATGAGCAGGCAGAACACAAGGTGCTAGAAGATTATGAACGCAACCGCACCCTGATTGATCTCACAGCACAGCCCGATGCGATCAAAGCTGTGGTAGACGAAGCCATACGTGAGCAGATTAGCCATAGAGATGTGGGCATGGTAGGTGCACACTTCCTAAGATTCTGTGGCAAGTACGAACTCACCAAACTCAGTGACTATGCAGATGCCATTGGTCGCTGGTTGAATCAAACATACAAAGGAGTATTAGATGATCGAAGCCAAACCCATAGTGGATAAAAAGTATTGGATCTTGAAGCAGAATGACCGCAAGGTCGGCGTAGTTGAAGCTGAGGATGACGGCTACACTGTGCGCATCAATGATCAAGTAGGCAAGTTCAAAACCATTCCCATGGTGCGCAAGCGAGCCAACATTGAATTTGCACCACCTGAAAAAATCACAAAGCCCGCGCCAGACCAAGTGCATGGATTTGAAACAGGTTGTAGAGCATTCAACCCCATGTGGGACGTCAAACACCGGTTACCACTGTTCACCAAAGAAAACAAATCCAAGTCATGGTATGCCGCAGGTTGGTATGCTGTGAAACAACATCGTAGTTGGAAACTGATTCGCAACCCAAAATTAATTGTGTTAGAACGCTATCAATATCAAGGACCATTTCATACTCAGGAGGCAGCACGTGACAAATCCCTTTCGTGATCAAGAAAAATTCATGCGAGCATGCGACCAGTCAGTGGACGCAATGAATGAATCTCAGTACACTATGTATAAGAGTTTGATTGCGGAAGAATTCCGCGAACTTCAAGAAGCACATGACATGGAAGCAGAACTGGATGCGCTAATTGACATCCTTGTGGTCACAATCGGTGCTATTCACTCAGCCGGCTTTGATGCTGAAGGTGCATGGAAAGAAGTCATGGCCACCAACTTCAACAAGATTGATCGTGAAACTGGCAAGGTGCGCAAGCGTGAAGATGGCAAAGTTTTGAAACCTGTGGGTTGGGTGGCTCCTAACATGGTACCGTTCCTGCGTAGAAAATGAGTCTGCATATACACCGATTTGTGGATAGTGTCAAAGCACATGAAGCACGTGGGCAAAAAGACTTCATGATGCCCATGCGTGATGCCAAAGACTTACACGCAGACATAACCAAATTGTTGCTTACACTGGAACAATTGCGTGAACAGCAGGCACGTGGTGCAGAAATAGTAGAAGTGCAAATAACTGGAGGTAGTTTTAAAAGTGCATAGTTATTGGCATAAATAACTGCGGAGTTCGATATGTCAAGACCAAAGCCAACAGTGCTGATTGAGCACACCAACAAACAAACCTACAAGACAGAACAAGTGCTGGCCTCAGAAGGTGTCTGGGCGGTGTTCTTTGACTCCAAGCCCATCAACCTAAAGACCAGCAACCTGCTCACACAATTTCCTGGTCCTAAATACAAAAAAGTATCGTTTTCCAACCCTGGACATGCCATCAACTTGGCTCGCAAACTCAACACACAATTTAGAACAGACAAGTTCTCAGTTGTGCTGTTAACACAAGGGGATAAGATCTATCCCAATGCTCAATAAACTCACTCTTACACAGGAACTGATAACACGTTATCCTGATTCACCGCCTCTTGAAGAAGCCATGGTCACATGGTGGCAGAACATTAGAGATGATAGTGGCTTGAGACTCACCTACGAAGGCTTTTATGTGTTTGAGAATCTGCTGGAACTCAGCAGTTACACATTTGATTTGCCAGAGAAGTTGCTGACTCCCAAGAACTTGCTGGCCCTGGATCGTCGCATGACTTGTCCCTACTACATGGTAAACAATCGCAAACTAAACAAACTGGTGATGTTTGGCAGTCGCGAAGCCATGATGGCCACACTGCATGGAGACATGCAACGGTTCATCACCAGTTTAAGTTATTGAGTTGTTTGCAGTCACGAATAAAACGCAGTTCCATTATGGCAGGATAATCATTCAACACAAATTCTCTTTGCGCACGTAATCTATCACGAT